CTGAAACAGGAGAATATATGGATGTTGCGGATGAAGAAGATTATGCATCTGAAGGTGTCTTCTCCGATTCAATTTCAGGAATCAATATGAAATTCAAATATGAATCAACTGAGGATACCGAAGATGAGATAATTCATAGTGGTTACTTGGAAATTGATGGTGATGAGTTTTATGGTGAAATTTATTGTGACCCTGAAGGAGATTACTCTACTTGTAATTTTGAGGACCCTGACGGGATTAATCTATTTGAAAAATATGAAGGATTAGAACGTGAAGTTGAATCTTTTTTATATAGTGTATGTGATGAAATAAAAGGAAGTAATGCCGTATAATATGAGAAATATAGATAATATAATTAGAAAAGTTATTAAGGAACAATCAGATAGATACATGTTCTTTTCAAATTTAGAACAAATGAGAAGACAATGTGACATTTTGTTAAGTAAAAATAGAGATGAAATTGATTCTATTTTAGATAATGGTCACGATTGGGCTCAAGACCATATTGCCGAGGCAAAGAATAATATGGACCAAGTATTTGATTTTTTAATGAATGAAACTACTGATGAAGGTAATTTAAATGACCAGTCAGATGAAGAGGAGATGATGGAAGATGATAATATTTTAGATGATTTGGCAATGACAGATAAAGACCCTGATAAAGCGTTAGCTCTTTACCAAATGAATGAGGGACGTAAAAAGACTGGAACAAAATTATGTGCTAGGGGTAAATCAGCGGCTAAATCAAAATTTAAAGTTTACCCTTCAGCATACGCAAATGGGTATGCTGTTCAAGTCTGCAAAGGTAGAATGCCAGGACTCGACGGACAAAAAAGGTGCTCCCCACCATATTGTGGTTCAAAAAATAAGAAGTAATTTTTTTTTAGATAGAATTAGAATTTCGCAGTATATTTGTAAAAAATATCACTATGAGATTCTTGAAACGACTTTACCTTAAAATGCGATTAGCATATCGCAAACATTACTACACCCAACAAAACCAAGAGAAGTATCAAAGAGCACCACTCTTTATATGTATGAAATTACTCAAAATTGAGGACTCTCTTTTACTTATCGCACCTGTTTCCGATGACAAGTACATTTATAACGAAAGACTCGGTATATTGGTCTCTTTATTAGGTCATCGTGGGTCCATTATTGACAGGACGTATTCATATGATATTAACATGTCAAATAAAGATTGGGATAAACTAGATAAGTTGTTTTCCAATGAGATGCAGAAACGAACAAAAAAGATTGAGGAACAAATAGTTTCTAATGTAAAACACTCACTAGATAATATTTATAATAAAATCACTAAAGATTTTAATAAGATTAATGAAACAGGACAAGTATATAACGGAAGACCAGTTGGTGAACTTAATTAAAAATAAAGTAAACGAGTCTAATTACATGTATTCCAATATGGAAAGAGCGGAATTAATTCAAGATATTATGGATAGAGTTTTGGAATATGGTAATGATTACATTCAAGCTTTAAATGCTTTAAATTCGGCATTCAAACCAAAAAAGTATAGGAAGATTGAATCTGGTCAAGGAGAACTACCAAAAGGAGTTAAAGTACAAAGTACTTATAGACCTTAATTGAATATTTTTTTATGTAGTTTCGGGTGGGATTTAATGAATTTTTTTGTTAACTCACCCGATTTTTTATTTGCATAATCTTCGGATTCCCCGCCAATATCTTTTCTATCTTTAATTTTAAGTTTTTGGTGGTCGTAAGAATGAGCCCATTCATGAGATAACGTTCTTAAAATATCTGCAAGCATTCTATCCTTAGACAAAACACTTATTTCTTTTGTTTTATTTTTATAAGAGCCAGTTGTCATTTTACCAACCCTTCTATCTAAAAACTTTATTGTTAAATTACCAGTGAGGGGTAGTTTTTCTTGTAAAAGAAGAATAAAACTTTTGAGTATATCAATCTGATATTTTTCTAAAGTGTTTTTTTTAAATTTTAAACAAAGCTTCATTTTTTTCTTAATATTTCCAAAATACTATTCTTTAGAACTGATTCATTTTTATTTTTCTTCTTTGGTTTGTACGACACCATAGTAGGCGCATTGCCTGTACCTCCTTTTGGGTTTTTCTTCTCGGCCCTTCTTTTTTGACTACAGGCCGCACTTTTTTGAGCGTCAGTCATTTTGGCGGCAACCCCCGCCGCTCTACATTTTGGATACCCTTTTGAATCGGCTTCAGGTCTACCGCAAGGAGGATGTCCTCCACCTTCTTTTTTTCTACATATATTAACCCATGGACCCTTTGGTTGTTTACTTCCCTTTGGTTTTTTCTTCGTACCAAACCAAACCGCAAGGTCTTCTTTAGTTTCTGATTCTGAAATAAATGGTTGTGAATGATTAAATTTATTTTTTTTCATTCTTGGTTTTTTTCCCGATTTATCCCCTTTTTCTCTATAAGATGGTACTAGAACTTTAAATGGTGCCTTTGTATATTCATCATCGCCTTCAGCCGGTGCATCCTGTTTAAAATCATTTTTTTGAATTTCTTTAGCGATTTTTTCTTTTTTTGAAATTTTATGTTTTGGTGTAGATATATGTCCGTCTAAAGAATCGTAGTTTAATTCAGCATCAACGTATTGTGACGTGGTGTTTACAAATGGTTGTAAATCTTCGGGGTCCCAATAAGTAAGTCCAGGCCTAATTGGGGGTTTATAAGACCCTCTCGCAATACCTGTAGTTGTTGCCTCACTAATATTGTTGTCAAATATTTTTTTTAAACATTCTATTATAATATTTGATTTCATTTGTATTAGATGTTATTTTTAATATAAATATCTTAAATTATGGAACATAACGAAGAATTAAAAAAAGAAATGGAAGAAAAAATCGAACAATTATCACCAAAAGGTTCTTTATTTGAATCTATATCTTACTACAACGACATCCAACTTGACGAGTTTTTACATGGAATGAATAAAGAACAGGCAATATATTGTTTGATTGAAGCATCTAAAGCATCATATAGACGTGGAGCGTTTAGGTTAGAGGAAACTGAGGCCGTTTCAAAAGCTTTAAGAGTATTGGGGGCTAATTAATTTCTAAACTATTTTTCTATTACAACTTGGTCTCCCCCAACCTTAAATTTATATATTTCTGACTGTCTAAATACAGTTATTATAACTAATTTCCAATAAGTACCTAATTCCCTCTCAGCGGAAACTGCCATTGCAAGTTCCCACCTATTTGAAACAAGAACAAATGGTTTACCTTCATTAATTTCACCATACAGTATTTTTTCAGCAATGTCTCTTTTAAAGATTTGCATAAATTCTACTATTTCGGCATTTGATACAGGTCTTTGATTATAGTCCTCTAAATCTCTACCTCCTCCTCTATAATTTGAATGTTTTGTGGTTATAACGTCAAAACCAAAAGTAACCTCAAAATTGGTTGCAATTTGACCTATTCTCTTTTCTAAGAGTAGATGTTTTTTAATACTTTCTCTAAGGTTCATATTATATAAATATAAAAAAGGGGACTTTTGGTCCCCTTTTTAATTTATTCATTTAAATTGATTATCTCAATTCATTCAAGTCAAATGTACGAACACCATCAACAACGATACGACCAAAGAAACGGTTGTTAACCATCTTCTTAGCGTAACGAGTCATAATACCCTTAATCGGAGTAAAGTTGAATGGGTTATACATAGTTGGAGTTAATTGAAGTGGTACATATGGTGCGTAGATGTAACCAGTGTCAAGAAGTGACGTACCTTTGTGACCCAACAATACTGTGTTTGCTGGGAAGTAAGGGTCACGATACACTTGGTAACGACCTGCTAATGTACCTACTCTCTCAATACCCATGTTATACTGGTCTTGCTCAGGAGCTGCATTAGAAACGTGGAAATATTGAAGGTCATCAAAAATTGCAGAAACTTCAGATGATACAACAATCCAGTTTGCTCCACCTCTCAACGTAGACTTGTGAATCTGTGCAGAGATTTGGTTGATTGCAGTGATAAGAGTTTGGTTCCAGTCCTTCTGAGTGTAAGGAGTAGATTGGTTGTTCAGACGCTTCCAACCGTTGTAATCCCAACGAAGTGTCCAAGCCGCACCTTTACGAAGGTCACGGAGGATTTCACGGTCGATTTCAGCCGCCACTTGTTCAGACAATAAAGCTGTTAATTCAGCTTCAGCATCAATGTTGTGGAATGCCGCAACGTCTTGAGCGAGTTCAGGAGACCATTGTGCTCTCAACTTTCTTTCAGTCACAGAAACTGTTACTGACTCAAGGTTGAAAGATACTTCACCAATTCTGTCTTCGAATTCAAGCTCTTGGTAACGCTTCCAATAAGGAGTTAATACTGTATTAGAAGTTTCAGCAGTCAATGTAGTAGTGAAAGTAGCACCGCTATATCCATCAGGACTTGCTTGACCACAAGAAATACAAGTAGGAATTTGGAGGTCTACTTCCAAATAAATTTCACCATTTTGGTTACAGATATTGTTGTAGAAACCACCGTTACCTGGAGTAGCACCACCTGGCCATGTAGTTTGAGTTTGTGCTCCGTATTGAACCAATCCTTGTCCGTACTTCTGAGTTACTACACGATATAAAAGTGGGCTACTTGTTGCAGCGGCACCTCCGTTAGCGTTAATTCTTGTAACTAAAGCGGCAGATGGTAAAAGTGTCAAATCAGAAAGGAATGTTTCTGAATCCATTTCTTGACCATCAGGACCGATAAGTTTACCTTCACCAGCACTTGTGAAACCTGTAAGTTTAACTAAAACTTTTCTGTATTCACCAGCACCATAACCTGAAATAGCCAATGCACCGTTTGACCAAACGACAGTTGTTGAGTCACCAGTTACCCAATACCAAGCACCTTTTGAGTAATCAAAAAGACCTGGAGGATTTAAACCTGGCTCAGTACCTTCGTAGAATGCATCGTAAAGATTCTTAGTAAACGCTGATGAATCAGAACCGTAACCTGCGTTAGGGTCACCAGGGTAGTTACCAGGTGAACCAACAGGTGCTCTGTGACCAGCTTGACCTGTACCACCCAAAGTTGGGGTAGTTGCGGTGTATCCCTGAATCTGTGGTACAAAATAGAACAACTTACCGATAGGAAGGTTCATAGCTTGTACAGACACGATTTCATTAGCTAAAAGTTTAGAGAATACACGACGAATGATTGGGAATACAACAGTTTCAAATGAACCTGAATCTGAAGTAGACGCCGCTTCGTTAATCAAAAATGACGCTTGGTTTTCATAAAGTTGCGCCATGTTTTCTTTTAGGTGACCACGAAGGCCTTCGAGGAACCCTAATTTGTCCCATTTGTTAATAGTATCTTCTTTGATAACTTTAAGGTGCTTAAGACCAATGTTACCAACGAGACCTGATTCTAATAATGCTCCCATTTTTTATTTTGGTTTTTTATTTTTATTGTTTATTTATTTTGCAATTTTGCTCATGATGTCCTTCATTCTAAGGAACTGAGGATTCTCATATGTTTTAGACTCAATCAAATTAATTGCAGAACCTGATTGTGGTTCACGGTCAATTACTCTTTCAATTGATTCTGTAATAGGGGTTACCTTAGTTACTTGTGAAAGTTCATCTTTTATTGTTTTATATAAAGCCTTTGATTCCTTGAGGGTCTCAGCAGTATCAAATCTTCTAAGAATGTTAATTTTTTCTTGCTTAGAAGTTGAGTGTTCAGTAAAAAGACGTGTAGCGTAAGCCAAATTTGAATTGAAGAGTGCCACTTCGTTTAATTTATCTCTAAATAAATTAAGTGCCTTTCTGTACTCTTCATTTTTTGCTCTAAGCATCTCCATTTCTTCCATAACTCCAACACTTTCAAAGGTTAAGTCTCTATTAGGAGTAATTCCCTTTCTTAAACCTCTACCTGATTTTGAACCCATTCCGTATGTACGAGATGCTTCTTTTGTTTCTCCTTTTTTAGCCATTTTACCTTTAGGCATCATTTCCATATCTTCTCCTTCTTTAAATTCGAATTTTGGTTTACCTGTGCCTTTAAGTGGATTGGCTTTTTTCATGTCCTCTTTAAACCCGCCAGTGGATTTCTTATAAGAGAATTTTTTAGCAGAACCAAGTTTTGCACCTTTACCTACTTTAGGTTTCATTCCCTCTTTGGTTTCCATCTTCTTTGCTTTTTTAGCTTCCATCATGTTATAGGACTCATTGTCTTCTTCTTCAGTCCATTCCTCAGAATAGAGTTCGTCTGGGTCAGATTCTTCTTCTAATTCTTCTTCATAATTCTCATCATCACTGATTTCGATTTCATAAACAACATCAGATTCTTCTTCCTCGAATTCGTACTCCTGTTCACCTTCTTCCATTTCATCAGGTTGAGGTTCTCCCTTACCTTGGGTAATCATTTCGTCAATTTCCGATTCGGCCTGAATTAAATATTCGACATCCTCGTCTTCATCTGAAATTTTAGTGTAATCACCATCAGGAATAACTGTAACAGTGTCTGAGTTTTTCATATTTTTGAAGACTTTGAAAACTTTATCGAAATCTGTTTCACCTGTAAGGTCTTCAACCTCAGAATCCATGTCCATCATGTCCTCGTCGTCCATGTCTAACATATCTTCATCTTCAGATTCATCTTCTTCGGAGTCTTCATCTCCCATATCCATGATGTCTTCATCACCCATTTCATCTTCTTCAGATTCAAATTCTTCCTCAGACTCTTCCTCAGACTCTTCATCTGTTTCAAAATCTTCAGCGTCAAATTCTTCCTCTTCAGCTTCTTGGGTTTCCATTTTAGCTCCTTCTTTTAAGGACTCTTTTACTAATTCGCCAATTTCTTCCTTCATTGTAGAAGCAAGTATTTCTTTTGCGTTTTCGTTGATAACTTCTTCCAAATTTTGTATTTGGATAAGTGTCTCGTTAACTAAATTTTTTTCAGCCATTTAAACTTTTTTTTAATAAATATATTAAGAAGTTAAAAAAATAAGTTTTTTACGATTATAAATGAAAAAAGGGGACTACTGTCCCCTTATCAATTTTAATTATGAGTATATTTTACTCTACTACTTCGTTGATTTTACTCTCAACAATTGCCGTAATTCTCCAATCCTGAGAATACGATTCAAACAATTTAGTGACTTTTGCCTCAACGTCAGTTGGGCTAAATCCTTTTACGAGTTTTTCTTCTTTTTGTTTTTTAATTTTACCTGATTCTGAATCAACGTCATCAATTGTGATTTTTGCTACAAAATATTTTTCGTCCATATTAATTATTTTGATAAATAATCGGTAAGTTTTTTCATTAAATCAAGTGATTTACCCGCATCTCTTTGTTGTTGTTTTAATTCCTTCTCTTCTTGTAGGTTTTCTTCATATTTAAATCTGTCCTTTTCATCTTTAAAAAGATATGCACCAGGTGTTGATGGTGAAGATACAAGGTCAAAACAAATCAATTCAAAATCATCTTGTACTTCATTTTGTTCTCCTTTTTTTGCAAGGGAACCAACTCCTCTTGATGATATTCCAAGAGTTACTCCTTGTCTAAGTAAGTTAGCCGCTTGGTCACCTTTGGTTGAAACTATTCCTCGTTCATGGAAACCTGGAGAAGTTAACAATTTTAATTTACCTAAAAGTACATTTTTATCCCACCACATATCAGTTATTACGTGAGAAACTCTATCTAAATCTATTAAAGATGATTCAGGGTGATTTAATTCTGAAAGAGCCGTTCCTCTGTTTATATAATTTTTTATATAATTTTCAGACTCTCTTTTTAATATTCTCTCGGGATAAATCCTACCATTTCTATTTGGGGTATTATATTTTTGTAGTACAGCATAAAATTCAAATGGTTTTGAATAGTCACTTACGTTTGAATTTTCTTTAATGATTCTATCATTAGAAAATTCTTTTGGGGAAACGTATCCCGCATCATACTCGATTAATATGCCTTTACCTATTTCTGAAGGACCTAAAATTTTGTAGTTTTGCATTTAATATTTTCTTTATAAATATTAAACTACAACCAAATTTTTTTCTTTATCATTTTTAGTTAGGTAGAAATCAAACAATTCAGAATTTTTTAAAATGTCCTTATCAACAGAAGACACAATTTTTTTTATTTCGTTTTTAAGTTTCACTGATTTAAAATCTATTTCTGTTTTTGTATATAAAGTAATTTCTAAATTCATAAATGACCTTTTACCTATAGAAATTCCACTTGTTCTAAGGTCTAAATCAACAATAAATTTATTATGAAAAATAAATTTATCTGAAACTTCTAACATTAATTGTTTAATTAATTTATTAAAATATGAAACTTCTCTAACCCAATTTTCTAATGATTTTTTTGGTTCTACCCAAGATTGTATGTTTATGTAAATTGATTTTAAATTTTTTGAATCTACCGTTCCATAAGAAGTTTTAAAATTTTTATATCCCTTCAGCACACAAGATTTCCCTTTTTTCATTTAACTTTGCATAATATCCGTTTATTTATATAATAAATTTAATAAAAAAAAACCAATTGTCAAAATGTTAATTATCGAAGTTAATAAGAGTAATGTGGAAGGAGCATTAAAAAAGTTTAAGTCTAAAGTAATTAAAACAAAACTTGTTTCACAATTACAAGATAGGAAAACTTACAAAAAAAAATCTGACGTTAAGCGTCAGATTAAGAAAAATGCGATATACAAACAGAAAAAATTCTCAGACAATTAGACCTGTGTTTAATTGTTCTAGTTTAATAAATTCTTTTTTGTTAAATTCTGTTGATTGAATTTTATTTTTCGTTTCAAGTAAAGTTTGTTTAATATCCTCATCTGACTCAGAAATTAATTTTTCTAATTTTTGAATTGTAGACTCTTTTATTGTTTCAAACTCTTCTTTTGTTGGATTCTTTTTTAGAGTAGAGATTACTTCTTCTCTTTCAGACTCATTAAGTTCAGATAAAGTTTTTTCAATATTTGCGTTTGCAATTTTTAACATTGTACTTATCGGAACTATTTTTTTAGATTCTTTAATGACTGGTGTTTGCATTAATGATTCTACAATATTCTTTTTAGCGATTGATTTTTTTTCAGGTTTTAAATCGTCACCATAAATTAAATCATCTATAGTTGTGTAATTGTTTTCTTTAACAACACCTCTTGTCCATTTTTCAATCTTATTTAAGAAACTTTCAGTTAACTTAATTGATTTAACTTCTTTTGATAAATCATCAACCAAATATTCGGCAGTTTCCTTATCTAAGGATTTATTTTCTTTTAAAGTGTCGTAAATGAAATATAGTCTTTTAAATGATTTATTTTCAAGTAATTCATTCTTGAAGAATTTAATGTCCTTATCTAGTTTCTTATCAATAAATGATTTAACTAATTTATTTTCTATTAAAGTTTTAATTACACCGAATCTCATATTCATAGTTTCTGTATAAATATCAATCTTTTAGTAAGCTGTTTAATTTTTGTTCCATTTCACCCAAAGATTTTTTAGCCCTTGATAAATCAATCATCTCATCATCCGCTAACATATCATTTTCAAGTAAGATGTTCATATCTCTTTCTAACGATTCTGGTGTCACTCCCGCTTCTCCACCCGGCTCAGGACCAGGTGCTGGAGGTGCTGGTAATTCCCCACCTGGTGGAGGTGGGGCAATTCCCCCTCCTATATCTCCAGTGTCCCCTCCTTCAGCTGGGACTCCAGCTGGCTCACCTTCTTTTTTACCATACAACTTATCCAAATTATCAAATAATCCTGTATGTGTGATAACTTCAGCGGTTTTCTTAAGTTCTTCACCTACCGCTCTTTCAATTCTTTGTTGTTGTAAATCAAGTTTAATTTCTTCATCAGAGAATCCTAAAATGTGTTTTTTGGCCCATGATTGAGAAACCGCCGCAATACCTGAACCTGGGTCAGCAACCATATCTTTATATAATAATACCTTTTCTTTCCAAACATCAATCTTTAATAAATCAGCCTGTGTTGAAGGATTGGTTAAGGATAAATTAAAATTACCGATTTCCTCTTCAAAACCAAGAATAAATAAGTGTATAATGGCAATCTTATTTAACTCTTGAACCATAGATTTTTGAATTCTATTAATTGTTCGAGCAAAACGAATGTCTTGAAGAGAAAGATTTTTTCCGTCTCCAACAGTTTCCTCAAATCCAAGAAATGCTTTTGGTACGCGAAGTGCGGTTAAAAGTTTCTTTTGAATATATTCAATATCTGCAATTTCAGAAAGGTTTTGAGCTCCTGCCAAAGTTTCAATAGGAGAAGCTTGAGCTGGGTCACGAACAGGGACAAAGTAATCTTGGTCAACCGCCATTTGATTAAAACGTAAATCGACATTACCTGTTTTTGAATCAACTACTTGGTCTCTTTTAAATTTATTTGCAAACCTTTGGATATATGGTTCGACATCAGCGTCATCCATGTTACCAACAAATACTTTAAATATTCTTCTTTCAGGCGCTCTCGATACTCGATAAATTAACATCGCATCCTCAGATAAAAGAAGTTGTTTCCAAATACGTCTAGCCTTTTCAAGCATCGATGTTCCATATGGTAATCTTCTATCATCACCTAATAATCTAAAGTGAGCAATTTCCCAAGTATTAAATTCAAGGTCTTTTTGTTTCCACTTGAATCTTGTGTGTTTTTTTGTTGGATTAACCTCAGGGTCAGCTGACTTACCTCCCATTCCAGCTTCTAATCTTTCAATTTCAATAATTGGGAGTTGCATACAACCTAAAATTCCTTTTTCAGGGTCCATTTTTAAGTAAACAAAATTATCACCATATTTACAGGTGTTTCTTGTCCACATTGGTAGATTTGTGTTAATGTCAAGGTTATTATTAAAAAGGTCAGTAAGTATTGATTTTATTCTTCTAGATTCTGAATATATTTGAAGCATAAAACCATTTTGGTCTATTGTTGTCGATTCTTCTGCGTAGATGTCTAATGCCGCTGAAATTTCAGGAGTAAACTCCATTGATTCGTAATCGTAAAAGGAAGATAATCTTGTTGGTTCATAGTAAACAGCTTGGGTGTAAAGATTGTGCTCGATTTTACCCCATTGATTTGCTAAATAATAATTTTGTTGAGCTTGTAGTTTTTCTCTATCGTACTCATGTTTAGATGTGGTCCTTAAAAGTTCCTTTTTATCATATTTGTAAGTTGGGTAGTCTTGCCCAAGTAAGGAATTAGGTCCAAAAGCTTGGGATAATCTTTGCCAAACCGTCAGTTTGTTATTTTCCATTTTATAATTTTAAATTCATTTGATTACAATATAAATAGTTATAACTTTTATATTATGAAAGTACTACTTGTTGTTACTACCCCGTTTAGTCTTTGGTAAGCAAATTGATATGGACCTAAGACTCCATTTGTTG